AATCACAAACTTAATTAATACAAAATAAATGACTCATCAAGGAAGCAAAACACGACGCGTAACACTCCTACTAACAGTACTAGGACTACGAGAAACAGCTTTTCCTTTAGCTTTCACTCTATCTATCTCACGAGATGTAGAAGTGGGCAAATCTTCTAAGAGTAATTTCCTTATGACTAAAGGATCAATTACTCTTCTAATCTTCTCATCAAACAGCACATCCTCATCCAAAATCTCACCAGCCAACGAACCTTCCTCCAGCAGATAAGGTTTATTGTCAAAAGTAAATCTTTGTCTTCTTGTTCAGAAACAATAGGTTTTTTCACCAATTATCAGAGGCTTTTGTGCATAAAGTTCGGCCAAACGATTTTCGAATCTTTCAATATCAGATGGAGCGGAAGAACTGACATTCCTACGCACCGACGGTAACCCACCAGGTCCACCGTCGCCATCCCCAGGAGGATTATCACTTGGTATATCAGGAAGCAAAGCGCTGCAATCTTTCAATATCTCTACCTTCTGATCGCGCACGCATAAGAGCCATTAGTTTACTGACACCCTGAGCCGTGACGGCTGTAGTCAAAGCAGCTCCAGCCGCGATACCTATAATTTCGGATGTCTTTGCAGTTCCATCATCGGAACGAGAGTGTTCAATCTTTAACACATTAGAATCTTTTCTTTCAGAAATAGATGCTCTCGTCCTAATGACATGCAAATCTAACGCTTCTTTTACACAATTATATTCAGGTCCCTTGTACCTCTCATACTTACCCATAAACTCATTTGAACCAATTGACATAAATAGTGTTTTTAAAACACGCAGCACGTAGACTTCACGCAATTGTTCACCTGTCATTGAACTCTCAGCCGGTAACGCGCACTTCAATACATGATCCACAGTAGAAGTCATGAGATTCAGAATAGCATATTGCTTTGCAGTCACCTCAGAAACAGTAGACTTAGGAACTTTCAACCGTAGGACATATTGGGCAGTATCTACAGTTCTCAATGAGGCCTCTTGACTAAAGAGTTCAGCTAAATTCTTGCTTTTAGGGATCGTTCTTTTGTTCAACACGGTTATTACGGGACTGTTCAATAAAGGTTTTTCAACTTCAACATCCGTAGAGAAGTAACTCATGTGATAAGCGAGATCGTGAATGACATCTTCAGTTATATCATATCCGCGCATATTCTCAATTCTTTCCACAACACTCACCATCAAATTAAACTTATGAGAAATATCAACACAATCACGACCCATATCCCATTCAATGTCTCGAGGCAATGGTACAATACCTTTCTCGGCCCACTGTTTTATAGCAAACTTCATTTCTTTCTTCAAGACCGAGACATGCTTCCTTCTTTTCAATGCTAAAAACTTTCTTGCAGCCCTATTTCTCAAACTGATTCTATTATTATGCAAAAACATATGAAACTTCCAAAGATTTCTCTTTAACATACCACCAGAATCACCATTAGGAAACAACCGACTAACAAAATCAAAAGACCAAATGAAACAGACAATTGAAAACATTGAAAATAACATAAATAACCATAAAAACCAATTTCTTCTCTTCCTTCCTTCAATTTTATCAACATCAAAAACTTCCTGCTCAGCCTGAATCAGATCATTACCATCATTATCTTTCGAAGGCGATAGTATAATCTTATCAGTTAGGACGGATTCATCTTTATCAGCATGATTAAATCTAGGGATCAGGGGCTTATCCAACTCAGTATGGTTAATATCCAGGTTCTCTTTCCCTACAGCGCTTTTTCTCTTTGGTTGACCCGGTAAAATACCTAAATTGTTAGCAAGCTTTAGCCTCAGCGCAAACTCACGTAACATCTCATTAGGATCTTTTATCGGATACGTTAATTGTTATGCTGTCGGTTTATAAACCCAAGCTAACCCATGAGCCTCTTCGAATGTCGATTGTGAATACACAGCATTCTGCAAGATTGTCGGATCTGACATCACCTGATTAATGTCCATGATACAATGTGCAATATTCAACTGCCCATCACTACCACCATTTATCTGTTCAGTAGCTGCTGCTTTGGAGCTCTCACCCTTAGGATTCCTCCTCAATTTCCCTCTACCACCAACAGCACCTAAAACGATTGTCAGCGCATTCAGAAGATTTTGAAAAGGTAAATAACCCAAATCTGCATACAGGTTATCACCATTAACATTTGTCATTCCAAAGCGCACGTTCCTTGAAAAGAAACCTCTGGTACCAAGATTGGCCGCACTACCCAACACAAAATTTACATGCTCCATCACACTAGTACGGGTTTGCATCCATGATTTCACAGTTTCGCTCAATTCGTTATATTTTATAAACGGGTGAGCAGCAGCATATTTAGCCATCTTATTACTGAAAACAGCATAATGAGGTTCCATAGCTGCAGTCATTTTTGTTTTTCTTTCTACTTCTTCGATCACGGCACTCGAATTAACTCCTGCAGTACCAAAACTCTCAATGAGGTCTGAAACTGATTCGAATTCGTCTATATTTGAATATAGATCTGCCAGCAGGACAAATTTGATTTTAGACGAACCTATACACAAATCACGCAACAAACGTTCACAAATGCGGGTGTTCGATTACGTAACTGTATACAAGTATTGCAACTCCAAATTATATCAATACTTTCGTCCAGTGAATATTTTTCAGGCGTATGTATAACTTCAAGTTATTAACAATACAGTTGTCCAATATCACTTTTCGGGTGTAAATAATAAAATCTCGTTACTTTGGATATTAGGGTTTTGGTTGTTTGGAACACACAACCGAGTGTGGATAAATTTCAATTGTTAGACACGA